GAATTTAGACTTAGATTATATTAGCGATGATATTCAAATACTTGCTAATTTAGCAGTATATGTAAATTATTATTTATATCCTACTTCTCCTAAAAATTTCTGTTGGGATTTATTTGGTGAAGGTATTGTTTTAAATATATATGATAATTCAAACAAAGAGTTTAATATACCGGTATTAGATTGTAATGGCAAAATAGAGTATATGGGAAAAAGATATGAGAATAAAGAGGTGAAAATACAATGTCAATAATATTTAATGAAAGAGAACATGCTAAAAAAGTTATAGAAAAAGGAATACAAACTCCAAGAAACAAAGGAAGAGAACTTCAGTTAGTAGCAAATTATTTAAGGGAACAAGGATACAATGATAAACAGATAGAAACTGAACTTCATAGAATTTCAAAAAAAAGTTTTAGTGATTATAATAAAGTTATAATGTATGATTTTATAGATAGAAGAGTAAAGAGAAGTAAAAAAGGAACATTAAAATCTAATATTCCTGTAAAAATAACACAAGCAGAAATAAATACCATTTTATCTGAAGAAAATATAAAATATCAAAAGCTTATGTTTGTTTATCTTGTATTAGCAAAATATTATATGTCTAATAATAATTCGGATAAATATTATGTTGGGTGTTCAGATACGGACTTATTTAGTTTATGTGATATGTACACAAGTAGACAAGAAAAAAGAGAGATGGTTCATTATTTAACTAAGAAAGGGTATATTGAGCCTACAACTAAAATGAGTTCTATTGTGAAGTATGTAAATGAAAATAGTGATATCATTATGGAGGTAGTTCCAGATGAAACTATGGTATATAATTTTGAAAAAGAATATTTAGGTGGAATTTTTATAAATTGTGAAATTTGTGGAAGACTTGTAAAAAAGACTAACAATAGAGTTAAATATTGTAAAGAATGTGCAAGAAAAATTCATAATTCACAAATCAAAAATTAAATTCCGCATTTAGAAAAACCCCTCAATGTGTTGATATTAGTAGGGTTGAGGGGTTGTACTTTTTCAATCTTATATGGAAAGAAAATATAAAAACATTGCGGAGTGGAGCAGTGGCAGCTCGCTAGCCTCATAAGCTAGAGGTCAATAGTTCGAGTCTATTCTCCGCATCCAAGATAGCGGTACAGATTTCTTCGGAACTGTAGGAGATGAAAACCCCTCCAATAATTAGTGGCTAAGAAACTTTTGAAGCCTTAGCCCATTTTTATTATAGAAAGGTGATTATATGAATTCTAAATATTTAAGAAAAGAGAATGAAGAAGATTTAGATTATGCAATGAGATTAATAGACATAAAAAAAGAAGAAAAACCAGATGACCTAGATTGGGGAGACATAGTTGAATTATTAGGATTAGACTTAAACAAAGACAGTTTAAGAAAGAGTCAAGATACTATATTTGGTGGAATAGCTGTTTATAAAAAAATGAAAGATAAAGAATTAATTTCTAAACCAGCTGATTATCAACAAGAAGTACAAATACAATTACAAGAGTTAAAGAAAGAAAGAATAAGATTATCTGATGAAAGAGCGGCATTAAATAGAAGACTCAGAGATGAGGCTAGAAAAGAAAGTATGCATGATTTAATAACTGAATGTGCTCAATCTTTAAAAACAGAAGATAAGAAAGTAACTCCTGTTTGTTTAGAAGAAGAATTTGAAAAAGCTGCTATATTAACATTAAGCGATTTTCATTTTGGATTAGAAATAAATGAATTTAACAATATATATAATACTGATGTATTTTATCAAAGATTAAATAAAATATTAGGAAAAACAATTGAATATATACAACTAAACAAAGTAAGAACATTATATGTTTTGGGCTTAGGAGATTATATGAGTGGTATAATACATACTACTACAAGAATTGAAAATAGAGAAAATATAGTTCAACAAGTAATTAAAGTTTCTGAAGCTTTAGCTCAAATGCTAACAGAATTAAGTAAATTTGTTGAAATCTATTATTATGATGTCACTGATAATCATGGAAGAGTATTCCCTAATAAAGAAGATTGGGAAAATGAAGATAACTTTTCATTATTTGTAAGATGGTATTTAGATGCTAGATTTAAAGGTAATGGATATATTCATATAATGCAAAACACATATAGTAATGAAATAGGTGTTGTTGAGATATTTGGAAGAAATTATGCTTTTACTCATGGTCATAGAGATAAAATGAGCGATATAGTACAAAATTTAAGTTTAATGACAAAGAAATTTTATGATGCTATGTTTATGGCACATTGTCATCATTATGAAGCAAATGAAGTACATGGTACTTATGTATATATGAATGGAACATTATCAGGTACTGATGCTTATGCAAACAATGGTAGAAAGACAAGTAATCCATCTCAAAATTTATTTATTTTAAATTCTAATGATGGGATAGAGTGTCAATATTTAATAAAGTTGTAGACTTTAGGAGTTGATTTTAAAGTGAAATTAATACAGAAAAGGATAACAAAAAAAATTATTGCTGTCCTATTATGTATTGCTATATTAATTAGTAATATATCAATGTATATACCAAAAGAAAAAAACACACCAATTGAAGAAGTTGCAAAAGTAGAAGATTTTGCTGTTGATTATAATAGAACAGAGCAAAAGAATGTAACTTCAAGAAGTGGATTAACTACTAGAGAAAAAGAAAAAATTGAATATTATACAATATATGAGTTTATAATTAACAATGAAACATTTTTATATTTTGAGAATATAGAAAATGCAAATTTACAGAAAGATTATTTATTAAAAAATACAGATAATGTAAATGTAACCATAAATGAATTGGTAAAAACTAACAAAAATGATTTATCAGAAATTACTACCATAAATAACACAGTAGAAAATTATATAGCGAGATATAAGAAAAAAGTTATTTGTTTCCCTACTAAATCACATTCAATTAGTTCAACATATGGATATAGAAAAAGTAGGGGAGATTTTCATAGTGGTATAGATTTACAAGGTAATTATGGAGACAACATATATGCTTATAAAAGTGGTACCATAATAAAAACTCAATATTCAAATGTTAGTTATGGTAATATGGTACTTATACAACATAATGATGGAACACAAAGTAGATATGCACATATGAGTTCTATAAGCGTAAGTAAAGGACAATATGTGAGTTGTGGTCAGATAATTGGTCATGTAGGCTCTACTGGTAATTCTACTGGAAATCATTTACATTTTGAAATAATAATAAATGGAAAAACTGTAAATCCTTATAATTATATATTTTAATTAAATTCCTTTATGGGGGATAGTATTTCATGAGTGGGATATTATTCTAGGAAAAGCTAAGCTTTGCGGCACTAGGTTGATATATCAACTTGGTGCTATTTTCATAATATAATTGAAGAAGGTGATTGAATGCCAAGAAAAAAAACAAGCAAGGCAGTAAAAAAAAGAGTAAAAAAAGATGATACACCAGTTCAATGTACATCTTGTGGGAAATTTAAACCAAAATCAGACTTTTATATAAGTTATAATGAAATGCATGCCTTAACTGGCGTATTACCTTATTGTAAAGTTTGTATAAGAAAAATGTGCAATGACAAATTTAATGTTATAGATAAAGAAAAAACTTTAAGAGTACTTAGGACAATAGATAGACCTTATATACATAGTATGTGGGAAAAGGCTGTTGCAAAAGGTGGGGCTAACGTTATTGGTATTTATCTTAGAATGATTAATATGCAACAATACAGAGATTATAAATGGCTAGATAGTGATATGGATAAATTAGAAGAAAAAGATACTAATATAAAGCCTGTCTTGACAGATATAAAAAATGTTGAACCGGTTAAAACAGAAATAGAAAAATTTGAAGATTTTCAAGTAACAAATGATATTATAGCATTATTTGGAAATGGATATACAGAAGAAGAATATTATTATATGTGGAATAAATATGAATTTTTGAGAGGAAATTATACAGAACAAACAAGTATGCATACTGAAGCATTGGTTACATATGTTAGATATAAAGTAAAAGAAGAAATGGCTGTTGCCGCTGGTAAAGCTACTGAAGCTAAAACCTGGGGAGAATTAGCTATGAAACAAGCAGATAAAGCCAAAATAAACCCTAATCAATTAAGTAAGGCAGATTTACAAGGTGGTTTATCTACTATAGGTGAAATAGCTCAAGCAGTTGAACAAAATGTAGATATAATCCCTATATTACCACAATTTAGATATAGACCAAATGATGCCGTAGATTTTTGTATATGGAACTATATAAATTATGCAAGAAATTTAGAAGGAAAACCTTTGGTTGAATATAAAGATGTTTATAAGTTTTATGATAAAATGAGAGAAGACTATATTACTAGTACTGGCGACCCTTATGGAATATTTGATGGTGACCCAACTTTAGCTAATAGAAAAAAAGTTGAACAATTTATTAAGTTACCTGACGAATACTATGAAGAGGGGGACAAAGACTAATGGCTTATATTCATGATTTTGAAAGAGAAGATACTAAACATAGAAGAATGTCAGGTGTGCCTACCAGTAATTATGATGCGTGGGATAATCCTACGGTAACTGCTAGTAACGATAGTCAAAAAAGTTTCTTTGAAGCACATATAAAACAATATACAGAATTGATAAGTTGGGCAAGGTGGTTTCCCTGACTTGTTTCTAGATTTATTAAGACCTAAAACAGGTGGAATAAATTTACATTTTGACCAAAGATTATATTTAAGGTGCATATGTAGATTTGTAAGTGTATATGGCGTATTCCCTAGGGGCTGGCGGTAAAACGTGGGGTGAAGTAATATCTATGATTATTTTAGCCATATTATATCCGGGGATTACTATGGCATTAACAGCTCAAACAAAAGCTAATGCTGCTGAATTATTAAAAGATAAATATGATGAAATAATGAGGCAATATCCTTTATTAAAAAATGAGATATTAAAAGTAAGGCAAGCAAAAGATGACTTTGAGCTTACTTTTGTTAATGGCTCAAGAATAGATGTACTTGCAAATGCCCAGTCAAGCAAAGGACAAAGAAGGAATAAAATACAAATAGAGGAAAGTGCCTTAATAGATAATTATACATTTGAGGATGCATTAAAACCTATTGTTGAAATAGGAAGAACAACTCAAGGAAAATTAGGAACAATAAATCCTTTGGAATTAAATCAACAAATAAACTTCTTTACTACGTCTGGTTTTCGTGGCAGTGATGAATGGGCAAGAAGTGTTCAAATGTATAAAGATATGATTGATTTAAAAGGTGAAATAGTAATAGGTTCTGGTTGGATGCTTGGATGTTGGATGGGAAGAGGCTCTAATAAAAGCCAAATTATGAAAAAGAAAAGAGACATGGGTTCTGTAGCTTTTGCAAGAAACTATGAAGAAAAATGGGTAGGAGCCGTAGACAACCAACTTGTTGATATTCAAAAGTTATTAAAAACAAGAACTTTAACTCAACCCGTAGATAATGACTTAAAGAATGAAAGAGAAATAATACTAGGCGTCGATGTTGCACGTTCTGCAAATACTGCTAACAATAAAACTGTTATTAGTGTAATTGAAGAACACCATGCTGACAACGGCTTAATTAGACAATTAGATTTAATAAATATGTATGTAGTTTCTAATGCATTAAGCTTTAGTGCTCAAGCATGTTTAGTAAAAAAAATACAACAGCAATTTACTGCTAAGATTGTTATAGTGGATACCAATGGTTTAGGAAATGGTCTTAGAGATGAATTATTAAGACCAAATGTAGATGTTCAAACTGGAGAAACATATTTACCATGGGATGCTGTTAATGGAGAGATAAGGTCTGAATATAGAGATGCAATTCCTATGTTATATGCATTAAACTCTCAAAATAAAGATGAAACAAAAAAAGATGGAAGAATTAATAATTATGCTATTATTAATTTTATAGATTGTGTAGAAAGTCAAAAACTAAGACTTTTAGAAGAAAGAAAAGATAACACTTTTGACCCAGGTGATATAGACCAGGTAGAAGCTTTTGTTCCTTTTGCTCAAACGAATGCTTTAGTAGAAGAAATTACAAATTTAAAATTAAAGCATTTAACAAATGGTGAAGTAACTGTTGAAAAAGTATTAGGAAAAATAGATAAGGATAGATTTTCTAGTCTCATGTATGCCTTGTGGTGGGCTATGAGTTATGATAATATATTACAAACTGATAATAGAGATTTAGTAATGACTATTGCCAAAATGAATGGTCTTGGCAGTCGTAGGAGTAATTCATTGAATAAATTATTTAGATAATGGGGGTGTAAATAAGTGAGTAATAAAAGAAAATCAAATAAAAAAACTACAACTCGAAAAAATAATAATCAAAAAATGGCAACCCCAGAACAAATAGAAACATTAAATAGCTTTGTTAAGACATATTCTGCTGATTTATCAAAACAATTAAGACAATTAGACTTAATAACAAGAATATCTAGTAATAAAGGAAGATATAATCCGGTATTATCAGAACAATATGTAAATGACCGTAACTTTAATCCAAAGTCTGCATCTTCTAATGAAATACAACGTTGGCTAATGGCACCACAATATTATGATGCAAATATAAGACATTTAAGTCAATATTTAGAAAATGCTGTAGGTCAATATGGTAGAGCCATTTGGTTTTTAAATACAGAAAAATCATTTAACTATATATTAACGCCAGCAGATGCTGACAATAGAGATTATATAGATACAAAAGAATATATGAATAGTTACAATACAGCTTTAAATACATTGAGAAAAATGAATATAAAATATCAATTTTCAAAAATGGATTTACAAGTAATGGAAGATGGAGTTGGATTTTATTTCATACAAGAAACAGATGATACGATAACATTTTTGCAATTACCTACAGATTATTGTTATATAACTGCACCATGGACATATGGTTGGTTATTTGCAATAGATTTAACTTTCTTTGATAGATTAGTAGGTTTGCCAGATATGTTGCCAGAACTTACAGAAGCTTATAAAGTTTTTGTAGAAAAAAGAAAAGAAGGATATACAGGTGAACAATTAGCACCTTTTCAATATTATAATCTTCCACCTGAAAAGTCATTCTGTTTGACATTTAATCCAAATAGAGCAGATAAAATTCCACCATTAACTGGTGCTATGGGTGCTTCATTAGATGTCCTAAGTTATAGAGATTTATTAAAGAAGAAATCTGTATTAGATTTATGGAAGTTAATTGCAATGAAAATTCCTATTGATAAAAACACTAATAAAATGCAAATACCATATGATGAAGCTGCTGAATTGATAGCAATGATAAAAGAACAAATGCCTGAAAATATAGTTGCTTTTGCTACTCCGTTTGATGCTCAAGAGGTTGCGGCAAATCAAGTAAATACAATGGATAAATTAGTAGATTTAGGCGATAATAATGTATTTAGTGCTATGGGTATGGGAGCTGCAATGTTTGGAAAAGATAATAAGAATGCAGGACAATTAAAAATATCTTCACAAATATCATTTGATTTTTCTGCTACTCATATGTATAATCAGTTTGCAAATTTAGCAAATTGGATAATTATGCAAAAAACTAAAACATATAAATGGAAAGTATCATTCTTTGGAAATAAATTAGATAAAGATAAAGAAATAGATAGTGCTTTAAAATTAGTAACAACTTCTAACTATCCTGTAGAATATTTAATGGCTAATACTGGTTTTGAACCTTTTGAAGTGGCTAGTTTTGTAAATTGGGCTAATAAATTAGATTTAAAATCAAAGATGAAACCACTACAATCAATGAATACCATGTCAAATAAGCCTGGTAATGAAGGTGGTAGACCACAAAAAGATGTGGGGGATATGCAAGATAGTGGTGAAAAAAGTAGAGAATATAAAGATAATAGGGTAGGTGAAAGATAGGTGTTTATAGATAATACTCAAGAATTAAAAAATGTTAAAAAATATACTTGTGGTTCTCCAAATCTTTGTAAATTTTTAGAACAAAATGGGTTAAAACCTATTTATTCTTACCAATTAAACAAAGAAAGAAAGAACCGTACTATGTGGGTATTTATTATGACAGATGAGTTATCAAAATTATTAACTCAATGGTCTAATAATAAACCTTCTAATAAAGTAATATAATCTAGGAGATTTTTATATTGAAACCAATATGGAATAAAGATAAAATACAAAATTTGATAGATAATTTTAGTCAGCCTTATAAAGTGATTTCTATTGAAAGACGTGATAATTCTATTTTATATGCTTATTTAAAATGTAATATATGTGGTTATAAATTT